CGGCAACGAGGTCAGCCCGCTCAGATCGACGTAGCCGCCGTTGCTGAAGGTCGCGCCCTCCGGCAGCGAGGTCAGACCGCTCAGATCGACGCCGCCGCCGTTGCTGAAGGTCGTGCCCTCCGGCAGCGAGGTCAGACCGCGCAGATCGACGCCGCCGCCGTTGCTGAAGGTCGTGCCCTCCGGCAGCGAGGTCAGCCCGCGCAGATCGACGCCGCCGCCGTTGCTGAAGGTCGTGCCCTCCGGCAACGAGGTCAGCCCGCGCAGATCGACGTAGCCGCCGTTGCTGAAGGTCGTGCCCTCCGGCAGCGAGGTCAGCCCGCGCAGATCGACGCCGCCGCCGTTGCTGAAGGTCGTGCCCTCCGGCAACGAGGTCAGCCCGCTCAGATCGACGTAGCCGCCGTTGCTGAAGGTCGCGCCCTCCGGCAGCGAGGTCAGACCGCTCAGATCGACGCCGCCGCCGTTGCTGAAGGTCGTGCCCTCCGGCAACGAGGTCAGACCGCTCAGATAGACGTGACGACCGCGAACGTTGATGGCATCACCCTCCCGTTCATACGGGACGCCAGCGCGGTAGAGCGCTTCGGTGAATTGCTCGATCTTCGACATGTTGCGCTCCATCAAAAGGGGATCGGGTCACAGGTCGGGCACATGCAGTGGAGAGCATGCACCCGCGTAAAATCCTCGCGCTCCACCCTCGCCGCCTTCACGCGGCTGACCGGCGCCATGACGAACACGTCGTCCTCGGGGTTCAGCCGCGCGATCCGCTCGGCCTCATGCTCGGCGTTGCCGCGCGTGGTGTGCCGGTACCCGGGCGGCATGCCGTTTGGCCGCCACACCATGAAAAAGGGAGGCTGCTGCTCAACCTCGGGCGTCACGTCGATCACCGGCTGGGCCATCACGCGGCGCAAGCGGATCAACCGTGTCAGCGCAATATTCGCGAAATTGATCATCGGACCTGTGATCCTGTTGGCGGCCAGCCCGCCTCGAAGGCCGGCCGCTGGGGGTTAGGCGACGTCATTGGGGGCGGACGTCCGAGGCCTTGGGGGTTCGTTAATTCCTGCGGGGCGCGGTCGGCGGCGGCAGCGGCTTGCGCCTGTCACCCTCGACATGGACGCGGCCCCAATGCTCGGCGCCCTGACGCGGAAGCGGCTGGAGCGGGACGGGAACGGGCTTAGCCACGGCTGGCCTCATATGCCTGCAGCGCTTCAAGCGCCTGCTCCCGCGCGCCGGCTTCAGAAACGGACAGATCGGCGCCATCGGCGAGATCCGCACATACCGTTGTGGTCAGAAGGCGGCTCAAGGCGCGCGCCAGCAAGGTCGACAGATCGCCGGGGATCGGGCCAGACGACACCGGTGCTGTGGTGCCCAACACGCGTTGGACGGGGAAGCGGATCACATCCATGATGCGACATTCCGTGCAATAGCGAAGAACAGGACGCCGGAGGCAACCACGCCGCCTGCAATCATGACCACCTCGTGCCAGAGGTTCGCGGTCCAGATCTGGGAGATATGGCGCTTGCGATATTCGGGCGTGCCGACGGTGAAGGCTGCAGCGCGCGGTACCGGCCGGCCGAACTGGCGCAGATAATCCTCTGCCCAGGCCACGACACCCTCTTCCTGACCGTCCGGCATGCCCAGCGCATGGGCCAGCCGCTCAAGGCGCAGCCAGGCGTCCTCGAAGTCCTGCACCGCGTGTGCGCTGTGGACGTCGCACAGATATTGCGTGAGCCAGTCCAGCTCGACGGAGGCGATGTCAGCCTCGATGCCTTTGGGGAAGGAGCCGGCGCGGAGCGTCGCGGCAGTGATGAGAGCGAGCATATGGCCTCCCGTTGATTACGGGATCGATATTACGATTATCGTAATTGCCGGTCAAGGCAGAAAATACGATTATCGTAATTTTCTGTGCCAAATATCCACAGCTTTCCATCTCAATGAAAAACAACGGTCTTTCATTCCGGATGCGGTTTAATAGAACATACGTAGAACGTTTAGGGATTCGATGGGGGGTGCGATGAGGGGGAAGACGGTTTACAGGGCTGTTTGCCTGGGTCGGCCGATTGGGCCGTGGCGCAGCTCACTGAAGCAGGTGCATCGAGATCTGATGGAAGAGGGGCTGGGCCAATACAGCGAATGGAGCTGCACGTTCTATGTTACGGTGCCCGGCGATATCCAACACGCATGGCAAAGCGATATCCTGCGCGCGAACCAGTCACATGCGGGAAGCGCGCCAGATCACCCGGCCGATGATGCGGAAGCCGCCGCTGCTGATCGGGATGTCCCGGTGCGACGGGTTGCTTGAGCACGGAACCAGACGCGCTGGACTCTCCTGGTATTGCTTGAAGGTGGTTTCACCCTCGCCGTTTTCCACGACATAGTAACGACCCGGCCAGAGATCGAGATCGGTCGGGTCGATAATAATCGTGGATTTATCGGGGACAACGAGATCCATAGAGTCGCCGTCTACCGTGAGCGCATAGGCGCTGGACGGCAGGGACGGATCGGGCGACGGGATAGAGCGCCGTGCGCTGCTCATCGCCTCGCGCCAATTGCCGCCGGGCACTTCACCCAGAAGCGGGATCGGCCGCGCGGCTGGCGGCCTCTCTTCCAGCATGCCCAGCCAAGCAGCAACGGCAGGCATTTCGTGCTGTTGAACGCGCCGAGTGCCCTTCAGCACCTCCGCGATGCGCGCGGGCGCCACGCCTATATGAGCAGCAAGCTCATTCTGTTTGAACATCTTGGCCGCCCACTGACGACGTAGCTCGGCAACAATTTCATCATGATTCGGCACCGGGATACATTGCGAAAATCGTAATGGGTGGTCGATGACGGACATCGTAATCAATCCTTGCGAAAAATTACGGTAATCGTAATATGGCGAAATGCGGAACGCGGCAGAAATAGTAGAGGCGCTTGGCGGCACGGTTGCTGTCGCCAATGCGCTAGGCATCGCACCAACGACGGTATCGAGCTGGAAGAAAGCCGGCCGGATACCCCCGTGGCGGGTGCCAGTCATCCGTCAAATGGCCGAGAAATTCTCGATCTCGCTGCCGGACATCTCCCCGCCTATCGCAACCGCAACGACTTTTCCAACAGATTAATCATCTTTTGTTCACCCATCGTTCCATTTTTGTACAGCGGGGTTCACATGTCTGAGGGCAGCATCGCAGCGGACCAGCTTCGTCTTCTGATCGAGCGCATCGAGCGGCTGGAGGAGGAGAAGAAGGGCATCAGCGACGACATCAAGGACGTCTATCTGGAAGCCAAGGCGACCGGTTACGACCCCAAGATCATGCGCCAGATCATCCGGCTGCGCAAAATGCAGCCGCACGATCGTCAGGAAATGCAGGCTGTGCTGGAAACCTATCTCTCCGCGCTCGGCATGGAAGACGGCCCCGGTCGCCAGCCGGACATGTACGAGGGCCATGACGGCCGGCCCGAACCCAGCAGGCCCGCCCCTGCCCCGACAGCGGATGACGCGGAACGCTTCACCGCCGCGCTGAGCCTGGTCGTGGATCATCAGAACGCGTCGACGTCCTGGCTGCAGCGTCAACTGCGCATCGGCTATAACAGCGCGCAGCGGCTGATCGAGGAGCTGGAGCGCAAGGGTGTGGTGGGTCCGCCCAACCATATCGGCAAGCGCGACGTGCTGATCCCGGCTGGCGGACAGGCGCATCCGGCATTGCAGGCGATGTATGAGGCCGCCGGCTGATGCTCGACGTCACCACACCGACAGTCGTGACGATGGAGCATGCCACGCTCTATCTCGCTGACGCTTATGCGCTGTTTCCTCGCCTCGGCTGGGTGGACGCTTTGGTCATGGACCCGCCCTACAAGTTCAACACCTCGGGCGGCGGCAGCTTCCGGGAGCAGCGAGGCCATACCGACCAGATCGCTGAAGAGGGCCTTGATCAGGGCTTTGATCATTCGATCATCAATCCCCTGCTTTGCGGATCGGTGATCGTGTTCTGCCACAATGATCAGGTGCCCGAGCTGTCCGCCTATCTGAAGGGCAGCTTCAGCCGGTCGGCGCTTTGCATGTGGATCAAGACGAACCCCATGCCGATGGCGAACAAGCACTATGTCGCGGACAGCGAGATCTATTTCCACGCCTGGAACCACGGCCATCATCCGCAAGGCGAGCTAGCCGACAAGAAGCGGCACGTGCGCAGCCAGGTCGGGCGCGGCAAGAAATTCGGCCACGCCACGGTGAAGCCCGACACGGTGATGGACAAGATCATCACCAACGTCGCCGGCAAGATCATCTGCGACCCCTTCATGGGCACCGGCTCCACCGGCGTCGCGGCGGTCAAGGCCGGCCGGACGTTCATCGGGATCGAGCACAACCCCAAGCATTTCGCCACCGCCGTCGAACGGCTGCGGCTGGCCCATGAACAGCGCGTCCACGCGCCACCCTGACCCCAGTTACCCCCTTTCGGCATGCAGCCCGGACGCCGCGTCGGCCCGGGTGAAAACAAGATCACGATGTCCCTCCGGGCGGCCTGGGAGCCAACCGACAGGGGCCAAGCGGTTCGATCGGGGGGCAAGGCTACTGCCGTAAATCGTGGTCACCGACGCACATTCTTGAGGAGATCAACATGTCTGAGCTTCACCCGGCCCCGGCCGAGTTCTCGCCCGATCAGGTCGGCGCTGACCCGATCCTGCGCTACTTCCATTATTCGCACCTGCCGGCCGTCCTTCAGGGCGCGTCGCGGCCGTTCTGCGCACTTGCTCGCCACATCGTGGAGACGCTGCCGCGCAATCCCGAGCGCACCGTTGCGCTGCGCAAGCTGCTGGAAGCCAAGGACGCGGCTGTCCGCGCCAACGTCAACTGATTTGACCGGACCCCGGCCATGCGCCGGGGCGAGGCTGAGATCAGCGGGTGCCTTATGAAAATCGAACTGCCCTTCCCTGCGCCGATCCTGTGGCCCAACGGCCGCGGGCACCATATGCGCAAGTACAAGGCCACCAAGGCCCACAAGGGCTGGGCGCGCGCGGCTGCGCTGGCGGAGCGCGCCAACGCCCCCGAAGGCCAGTCCCTGCACCTCGTCGCCACCTTCCACTGCAAGCCGGCTGGCCCTCTGCCCGACAAGGACAATGCGGGCGCGAGCATCAAGGCCTATCAGGACGGGATCGCCTGGGCGCTGGGCGTCGATGACCGCCATTTCGGCCAGCCTGTCGTGCTGTTCGGTGACCGCTGCAAATATGGCAAGGTCGTGATCGAGGTCGTTGCGGGATGAGCTGGGAGGCCGAGAACTGGGCGCGCCAGCAGCGAACCGGCGATCCCGTCACCAAAGCGGTGCTGGTCGGCATCGCCAACTGGATGAATCCCAAGGGCGACCAGTGCCAGGTGTCGATGCGGCGGTTGGCGGACGAGGTGGAAATCTCCGTCAGGACGGCGCAGCGCCATGTCCAACGCCTGGAAAGCCTCGGCCTCGTGGTGAAGGACACTGCGCACCGCGAGGATGGTGGTCAGGGTTGGAACAGCTTTGTCTTCCCAACCTACAAGCCGCCCAAGGTCAGCCATGTCGAGGCGCCGGCTAAGACTTCCACCCCCCATGACAAATTGACGCACGGGGGGGGTGACAAAATGACACCCCCCCATGACAAAATGACGCCCCCCTCCACGACAGATTGTCATGGGGAGGGTGACACAGCTGTGTCATGGGAAGGATCTGATAAGGATAATAATAAACCCCCTATAGCCCCCCAGGGGGCCAAAGACCCTGCCGAGAAGAGAAATCGGGGAAGTCGGATTCCAGCTGATTGGAAACCGCCTGCCATCACCGACCTTCCGCCAGCTGCCAAGGCCAAGGTCCGCCAGTGGCCAGCCGGTGCCTATGAGGCGGAGGCGGAGGCTTTCCTCAATTTCTGGCTGGCGGAGGCGAGCGGTCGCGCCTGCAAGCTCGACTGGGACAAGGCATGGTGCACATGGATCAATCGATCGACGGGGCAAATCCTGCGCGATGCCCGCTCCGGCGTCCAGCACAGCGCGCCGTCGTCTACGCCTCGCCCTGCTCAGCCGGCCAAGGCCCACGACACCAGCCGCGAGAACGGCGCGGCGGCGAAGATCCGCACGCTGGTCAAGGCGAAGCTCGGCGATCAGCAATATGACCGCTGGGTCGCACCGTCCCGCCTCGACATCGATGCCGGCACGATGACAGCCGTGGCCGTCAGCAGCTTCGCCAGCAACTATCTGCGCGACAATTTCGCCAATGACCTGGCGCAGGCGATGCACGCGGTGCTCGGGCCCGACGCCGACCTGCGATTTGCGAATGAAACACCGGCGGCGTGACAGGGGAAGAAAATGGTCGAGCGTAAACAATATTGCCGCCAGTGCGAGGCCCGCGTCACCCTGACGGAGGCCAGCCGCTGCGCGTCGCGCTTCTGCAAGGTGAAGCAGGACTGGCCGGTCACGTCTGCCCGCTACACGTCGCCCGAGTTGCTGGCTGTCGTGGCCAATGCGGAGCTGGTGATCTGCAGGCTTATATTTCGCGCCGCTGATGGGAACAGCGATAAGGTCGCGGCGATCAGAGGATCATCTACCGCGCGGGGATTGTGCGACATCCGCATGGCTATCATCCACGAGGCGAAGCGCCTGGAATATTCCTATCACAAGATCGCCCGTGCCATGAACCGCGCCCATCCCACAGTCATGCACGGTCACCGCATATCGCGCCGACTCTATGTCGATGACGCTGAGTTCCGTGCCCGTTGCGATGCGCTGTCCGTCGAGGCGGCATGAAACTCGCAGGCAAACAGGCGCGGTTCGTCGAGGAATATATCGTCGACCTCAACGCAGCTGCGGCCTATCGGCGCGCCGGCTACCGCGCCCGCGGTAACTCCGCCGAAGCCAGCGCGTCGAAATTGCTCAGACATCCTAAGGTCGCCGCCGCGATTGCTGCCGCCCAGTCGGAACGCTCCGCGCGTACCGAGATCACTGCCGACATGGTGCTGCAGCGCTGGTGGGACATTGCCATGGCTGAGCCGAACGACCTGATCCAGCTGCGTCGCAGCTGCTGCCGGCACTGCTACGGCATCGACTTTGCCTATCAATGGATCGACGCGGACGAATTCAATGCGGCTATGAAGGCGGCCGCCATGGTGGAGAACGCGGACCCTCGCACCTTCCCGACCGACGATGGTGGCTATGGCTTCAACAAAACGCTGACGCCGCACCGTGATTGTCCGCAATGCTGGGGCGAGGGCCGCGAAGACGTGTTCGCGCATGACACCAGGCATCTGCGCGGCCGTGCGCGGATCCTGTATGCGGGCGTCGAGGTCACGCGCGACGGGCTCAAGATCAGAATGAAGGATCAGGACAAGGCCCTGGAGAATGTCGCCAAGCATCTGGGCATGTTCAAGGAAAAGATCGAGGTCGATGCCGGCGAGAACATTGCCGCGCTGATCGCAGCCCGCCGCGCCCGGGCCATGGCGCGCACCCGTAGTGAAGAGGAGAAACATGATGATGACTGAGCAGGAATTCCATGAGCTGGAACGGCGCAAGTTCGCCTTAGATAAGGCTGTCAGCGTGGCTGTGGGAGACGAACGGCCAGAACACATCGCTGCGCGCGCTGAGGCTTTCGACGCTTTCCTGCGCGGCAACAAGAAGGCCGACTGACGGATATCGATGAAAAATGCCCCGTCCACCAGTGACGATGCGCTGTTGGCGGAGGCGATCGGCGGTTTCACGCACGATCCGCTGGGGCATGCCCTTTTCTCCTATCCGTGGGGAGAAAAGGGCACAGCTCTCGAAAAGCATCCCGGCCCGCGCATCTGGCAGCGCGAAGTGCTCGAAGAGATAGGTGAGCACCTATCGAACCCTGAAACCCGATTCACGCCGCTCATGATCGCCCGCGCGTCGGGCCATGGCATCGGCAAGTCTGCGCTGATCTCCATGATTGCAAAGTGGGCGCTCGACACCTGCGACGACTGCAAGGTTGTCATCACCGCCAACACCGAGCCTCAGCTGCGCACCAAGACGATTCCGGAGGTCGCAAAGTGGGCGCGCATGGCAATCACGGCCACTTGGTTCAAGATCACCGCATCCGCCCTCGCCTCGACTGTCCCTGGCCATGAGAAGAGCTGGCGCCTCGATGCGGTCACCTGGTCCAAAGAGAATACCGAAGCGTTCGCCGGCCTCCATAACGAGGGCAAGCGCATCGTCATCATCTATGACGAAGCGTCCGGCATCGATGACAAGGTGTGGGAAGTCACGCTCGGCGCGCTGACGGATGCCGACACGGAAATCATCTGGATCGCGTTTGGCAACCCGACCAAAAATACCGGCTGGTTCCGGCAGTGCTTCGGCAAGCTGCGCAACCGGTGGAAGACGAAGCAGATCGACAGCCGCACGGTAGAAGGCACCAACAAGGCCTATCTTCAGGAGCTGGTCGACACCTATGGCGTGGACAGTGACATCGTAAAGGTCCGCGTTCGTGGCATGTTCCCGTCGGCTTCCTCCATGCAGTTCATAGGCGCTGACCTCGTCGAGGCGGCACGCGCGCGATCGCCCGTCGTCCTACGTACAGATCCCGTCATCTTCGGCGTCGACTGCGCTCGCTTCGGCGATGACAGCAGCGTGCTTGCCATCCGACAGGGCCGTGACGCGCGCTCGCGGCCGTGGAAGCGCTGGAACAAGGTGGATACGATGACGCTGGCCGGCGACATCGCGATCGAGGCGATGAAATGGCATCCCGACGCGATCATGGTCGACATCGGTGCCATGGGTGCCGGTGTGGTCGATCGGCTGCGCCAGCTGCTGCCGGACACGCTCGTTGTCGAGGTCGCCTTCGGCGGCAAGGGCCGTGACGCGACATGGTCGGCCAATGTACGCGTGCGCACCGCCAACAAGCGGTCAGAGATCTGGACGTCCATGCGCGCCTGGCTTGAACATGGTGCGATCCCTGATGACCAGGCGATCGAGGACGATCTCATCGGGCCGGAATATGGCTATGACGCCGACCAGCGCATCGCGCTTGAAAAGAAGGAGCATATGAAGGCGCGCGGGGTCGCATCGCCTGACAATGGTGACGCCCTCGCCTGCACCTTCGCCGAGCCGGTGGCGCCGCGCGCCGTTCCTGCTTCGCTCAATCCGGCCAATTATGGGTTTGGGCAGAATGGCGATCGCTATGCCGGCGATGATGGATTTGCTGACGATCGATACGCCTGACTTCTACCACCAGCACATTCTAGCGGCACGGGCGGCAGCGTATCTGATTGGCCATGTGCATGCCCAAAGCCCCGAAAGCCACGACCGTCCCGGAGCGCCAGGCTGCGCAGATGCCGGAAACCGACGCGGCCAGCCGCTCCAATGATGACGCCCGCCGCCGGCGCGGCTTCTCGTCCCTGATCCTGACCGGCAATAGCGCAGCCACGGCCGCCGCGCCGTCGACCACCACGACCGTCCTCGGCGCGTAATGGCCACGCTGAGCTTGAACCCTCAAAAGGAGCTCACGCTCAAGGATCACGTGAAGGCCCGTGCCGCCACGATGCTGGCGCTGGTCGATTGCGAGAAGGCCGAATGGCACGAGATCGCCCTCTACTCCGGCTATCCGATCACCGACGGGCTGATCTCCAATCAAGCGGGTCGACGCCGCCCCAAGTCGCGACCGCTCTATGACGGCCATTCGATCCGCGTCTTTCGCTACGTCGAGAGCGGCCTCTACAGCGGCAACAGCTCGCCCAATCGGCCCTGGTTCAACTTTGCGCTGAAGCGCGATCGCGGTGGGCAGTCCACGGCGACACAGGCAACAAAGGTCTGGTTCGGCACTTGCGTGTCGATCCTCTCGATGATCTTCGCCGGGTCGAACTTCTATCGCGTCGTGCGGTCCAACTATGGCCAGCTGGGTCGCTTCGGCAATGCCGCGGCGATCATGGACGATGACGACGAGTTCGGAATCAACTGCATCGGCCTCAAGATCGGCGAATTTGCCTGCGACGTGAATCGCAAGGGCAAGGTCGACACGCTGCTGCGCTGGGTGCAGATGACTACGCGGCAGCTGGTTGACGGCTATGTCCGCCAGCTCGATGGCTCGATGGACTGGTCGCTCGTCCATCCGTCGGTGCAGTCGGCGTGGAACAGCTCCAGCTATACCGCCACCTTCACCGTCTATCAGCTGATCGAGCCCAACAGCGAATATCGCGAAGGCGCCTGGGCCGCCGCGGGCATGAAGTGGCGTTCCGTCAAGTGGATGGAGTGCGACACGGACAAGAAACGTGTCCTGGAGAACCGGGGTTATATCGAGCAACCCTTCTGGGTCGCGCGCTGGGCTGTCGATGGCACCGACGTGTGGGCGACTGGCCCTGGTCGCGACGCCCTGCCCGACATGCGCGAGTTGCAGGCCCAGTCCAAGCGCAAGGGCGAAGTGACCGACATGGTCGTGAAGCCCCCAACGCAGGGACCGCGCGACTTCAGGATGCGGCCTGGGCAGCACACCGCGCTTGCGAGCGTCGACGCGGGCAAGGTCGAGGTCGTGTACGAGGCGCCCTATCAGGCGATCAACCTCGTGGGCGCCGACGTGCAAGAGTGCCGTCGCGCCATCAGTGAGGCGACCTATGCCGATCTGTTCATGGCCATCACGGAACGCGACGGCGTCCAGCCGCTGAACGATCTCGAAACCCAGTTGCGCAACGACGAGAAGATGACGCAGCTCGGCCCGGTGATCGAGAGCATCAATGTCGACATGCTCAAGGTCGCGGTCGAACGTGCCTTCGGCATCGCGGTGCGCGGCGGCCTGTTCCCGCCGCCACCTGAAGAACTGGAAGACGAAGAGCTCGATATCGAGTTCATCTCGGTCCTGGCGCAGGCTCAGAAGATGATGGGGGCCGGCCAGACGGAGCGCAGTCTCGCCTTTGTGGGCGCAGTTTCCCAGTTCCAACCGGACGCGATCGATCTGGTCGACGGCGACGCGCTGGTGCGTGATCATTGGGAGCGCAGCGCGGCGCCCGCGGTGGGCATGCGCGACCAGTCGGTGGTCGACCAGATCCGCGCCAACCGGCAGCAACAGCAACAGCAGGAACGCATGGCAGCGATGGCTCAGCCGGCAAAGGCCGGCGTCGAGGCGGCTGCCCTTCTCAATGAGATCGGCCAGCAATGAGCAAGGTGATCGAAGAGCAGGAGTTGCGCGACCTGGTAGAAGTTCGGGCTTTTCGTCGATTTCTTTTCAGGATCGTCGAGAGCGCCGGTATCGCCATCCCAGCCACCAAGGACGACACATCCCTTCGATTGGAAGGTCGGCGCGCCTTGGGGTTGGAAATTCTCGGATGGGTCGAAGCGGCATTGCCGCATGCGACGGGGAGCGCACAGCCGCTTGCCGCGCTCAATCTCGCCATATCCGAGGCTCTTGCCCCCAAGGAGAAGCGCAGTGAACGTCGGAATCGATATGAAGATCAACCGGAGGATTAACCTCCTCGCCCGCACGGCGATGACGCCCGTGGAACGGCGCGTCGGCCGCTTCTTGCGTGCGCCTGATCATGATGCTGGCACAGGCGGCGGCGCGGCAGGTGATCCCCCCGCAGCCGATCCTGCCGCAGGCCCGGCTGGCCAGTCCGATCCCGCGCCGGCCGGTGACGGCGTGACGCTGCTCGGCGCAGATCCCGAACCCAAGGCAGACCCTGATCCCGCTGCCGATCCGGAAAGAGGTGATCCCAAGTCTCCCGAAGAGGGAGGCGATAAGGGTGAAGATCCTGCCGCCTCCCTTCTCGGTGCTCCTGAGAAGTACGAGTTTGACCTCGGCGAGGGCACGACCTTCGACCAGGAAGCATTCGACGCCATCGAGCCGGTGCTGCGCGATATGGATCTGAGCCAGGACGCGGCCAGCAAGATTATCGGCGGCTATGCTGAAAAGGTCATGCCGGTGCTGCAGCAGCGCGCGGAGGCGCAGGCCGCCGAAGCGGGTCAGCAGCTCATTGCCGACTGGGCCAAGGAAACGCTGGCGGACAAAGAAGTCGGCGGCTCGCGCCTCAACGAGAGCAAGGCGCTCGCGGCGCGCGCGATCGGCCGCTTCCTGCCCAATGACAAGGAAGGCCAGCAGTTCCGCACCTTCCTCAACGAATCCGGCCTCGGCAATCACCCCCAGATGATGCGCATGCTGTCGCGCATCGGGCGTGAGCTCGGCGAGGCCAAAGCTGATCCGGGGAATGGGGGCGGCCGTGCCTTGACCACCGAAGAGAAATTCTACGGCCGGAAAGGATAATATATGGCTGTTCTCGCATCGAACGTTCCGACGCTGATCGACGTCGTCAACCAGCTTGCCCCCGATGGGTCGCAGCTGGAGATCGCCGAAGTTCTCAAGCAGACGAACCCCATCCTGGAAGACATGACATGGATGGAAGGCAATCTGGTCACGGGGCACAAGGACAGCGTACGCACCTCGCTGCCCGAAGGTAGCTGGCGCTCGCTGAATGCTGGTGTGCCGATCACCAAGAGCGGTACCACGCCGATCGAAGAGACCTGCGCGCTCCTCGAAGACTATAGCCAGGTCGACGCCGAAATCGCCAAGCTTTCGGGTAATGTCGACGGCTATCGGCTCAAGGAAGGCCGCGCGCACATTCAGGGCAACGGCAACAAGATGGCCCGCACCCTGATGTACGGCAATACCGCCGCCGGCGATGGGTTCACCGGCTTTGCCAACCGCTTCAGCACGCTGAACGCCGCAAACGACCAGAAGGCCGGGCAGATCCTCGACTGCGCCGGGACGGGCACCAAGCTTCGCTCGATGTATCTGATCGGCTGGAGCCACGACACCGTCACCGGGATCTATCCCAAGGGCACCATTGGCGGCCTGCAGCATGAGGACGTTACCACGCCCGGCGCTGGCACCGATACGATGGTGCTGCGCGACGCGACTGGTAACCCGTATCAGGGTTACATGGACCACTGGATCTGGCGCACGGGTCTCATGGTCAAGGACTGGCGCTATGTCGTGCGCGCCGCGAACATCGATATCGACACGCTGGTCAAGAACAAGGCCACCGGCGCCGACATCGAGGACATCATGACCCAGATGGTCGAGATGATAGAAAGCCTGGAGGGCGTCCGCGCGGCGTTCTACGTGCCTCGCGAGCTCTCCGCCATGCTTCGCCGCCAGATGAACAACACGAAGGGCACGTTCCTGTCGTGGGATGAAGCCGGCGGCAAGAAGGTCATGAGCTTCGGCGAAGTGCCGGTGCGCCGCACCGACGCGCTGAAGGTCAATGAATCGCGCGTCGTCTAAGCGCCGGACAGGAAAGGAAAGAACGACCATGTATAAGGACGCACAGCTCCGCCTGTCCAACGCGCAGGCGCTCACCACGGGGACGCAGGTCTCCACCAACAGTATCGACCTCCTGGTGTCCAAGCGCAATCTGGGCCGTAATCTCGGCCTGCGCATGTACATCAACGTCGATGTGACCTTCGCTGGCGGTACCAGCGTACAGCCGCAGATCATCGAAAGCGACAACGCCGACCTGTCGTCGCCGACGGTATTGGCGACCGGTCCGACCCGCGCGGAAGCCGCGCTGGTCGCCGGCCAGCCGGTCTGGGATGTCGCCATGCCTGACACGACCAAGCGCTACATCGGCGTCCAGTACGTCAATGTCGGCACCCACACGGCTGGCGCGGTGTCGGCGCACCTGGTCGCGGGCACTGACTATGCCAATAACCTGCCCGCCTGGACGGGCCGTTAAGGAGAACGGATGATGACTAAGCTGCTCGATCATGACAGCTTCATCGATGGCGTCTTCTACAAGGCCGGGTCGCCGATACCGCCCAAGCGGACGGTGCCGGCGCAGGTGGCGCCAACGGACGAACTGACCGCAGACATGACGGTCGATGAGCTGATCGACTTCTTCCGCAATGGCCACGGGCCCAAGGGCGCTGCGGCTATCGTCGATCGCCTCGATGTGGCAGGACTCGACATCGCGGATCTCAAGTCGAAGCTGGACGCACGCAACAGCAGTGACACCGACGCGGCCCAGCTGATCGCCGACGCTAACAAGGAACGCGACGAAGCGCTGGCGGAGGTTACTCGCCTGGAGACCGAACGGAGCGGCGCCGCGACCGAGCGCGATGCGGCGATGCAGGTGATCGAGGATCTCACGAAGGAGCGTGACGATCTGAAGGATCAGCTTGCCGATGCGGTCGCGGCAGCTTCGGCGGCAGCGAAGCCGGCGACCAAGACGAAGTAACGAGCCAGGGCTCACAGGGGGAAAGGGCGGTCCGTCAGAAGCGGGCCGCCCTTTTTGTCGGCGGGAGACTTCTACCACCAGTGCATTCAGCCCCCTCGCCTCCGGTCGTATGCCACTGGCATGGCGCGATCGATCCTCGACATCTGCAATGAAGCGCTCGGCGAACTGCCGGCGGAGACTATCTCCGATCTCAACGACGAGACGAAGCAAAGCGCCCGCCATTGCAAGCGGCTCTATCGCGGCGTCATTTCCGATCTGCTCGAAGCTTACGACTGGGGCTTCGGTAAGGTTCGCGTCGCCATGGCCGTCATCGGCAACACCCGGCCGGGCGAATGGGCATTTGCCTATGCCCTGCCCGCTGGGATCGGCACGCCGCTGCGAATCCTGCCGGCCGGTACCGCGTCCTCTGCTGGCAACCTCATCGGCTTCGCCGGCACCGTCGGCGTCGCCAATCAGCTGGCCGCGATGGTCGAATATCAAATTGCCGGCCAGGCCCTCTACACCAACCTGCCTGACGCGATCCTCGAATATCTGCCGGACGAAGTGCAGGTCTCGTCCTTCACCTCCTCATTCGCGCGGCTGGTCGTGCTGGAGTTGGCCTCCCGCCTGGTTATGCCGATCCTCAATGATGCCACCCGGCAGCGGTCACTGATGCAGATGGCGGAGATTCAGCGCCAGCGCGCGATCGCGGACGAGGCGAACCGCACCCCGGACTATGACGATGATTTCGTGAGCGAGCGGGCTCGGGCGCGTGGCGTCGGAATCGGCACGCTCGATACCCATGGCCTGTTCCGCTAATGGGCGCTGGCGTCAACCTCGGGCAGGTCAATTTCTCCAAGGGCGTACTGTCCAAGGATCTGCACGCCCGCGTCGATATCGCATCCTACAGCGCCGGGCTGAAGCAGGGCGTGAATATCGTGCTGGTGAAGCGCGGCGGCTTTCAGAACAGACAGGGCACGCGGTTCGTCTACAAGCTGCCCGGGCCTGGCCGCCTGTTCCCCTTCACCTTCTCGCTCGACCAGCCCTATGCGCTTGCCTTCACCCAGGGCGCGATGCGGCCGGCGGCTTTTGGCGGTATGGTGCTGGAGGAGCATCTGCAAATTACCGCCATCACCAACGCCAATCCTGCGCAGGTGACGATCCCCTTCCACGCCTACAATGTCGGTGATCAATTCATCGCGCGTGATGTCGAAGGCATGGTGCAGATCAATGAGCGGGTCGTGTCGATCCTGTCGATCGTGGACGAGCACAACTTCACCATCGATCTGGACACGACCAGCTACGGCGTTTTCACCGGCTCCGGTGGCGGAACGCTGCGGACCGAAGATCCTGAGGCCCCGCCCCCCGACCCGCCTGTGCCGCCCCCGGTTACGCCTCCTCCGCCCCCCGCAACTGGCGGCGGCGGGAGCTATTGCGTCACTGTCGATACGCCCGTCCTCATGGCTGACGGTTCGCAGAAGCCTGCCGGCGATATTGCGGTCGGCGATGTGGTGCGCACTCGCCATGAAGAGACGATGGTGCTTGGGTCGTTCCGCGTTGCGGCGGTCGAAACGGTCGAGGCAGATGTCTGGCTCGCCGACTTCGGCGGCCGGAAGCTTCGGGGAACGGCATATCACCGTGTCTGGTGGCAAGGCGACTGGCGCGTGCTTTCCGCTTTCGGTGTGCAGGATGGACGCGATCGGGTTGTTCTCCTGACTGTGGAGCGCGCGCGCACATATATTTCCAACGGCCTGCTGAGCCACAACATCAAGCCGAACATTCCGTAATGGGTGGATATCGTCTCTATCGTGCTGGCACGCCTTACAATGCAGTCGAGCTGCCGGACGTCGACTATGCCCAGTCGTTCGACACCATGTACATTGTGCATCAGGATCACCCGATCACGAAGCTGACGCGCGCCAGCCATTATAGCTGGGCCTTCAATCCCGTCTTGTTCGGGCCGACCCTTGCGGCGCCGGCGACGATCGACGCCAGCGCCATCACCCCAAACACGGACGCCCCCAATAGCGGTGCGGCATACTTCCCGCAGGCGGCGTCCTACAAGGTTAGCGCCGTCAACGATCTGACCGGACAGGAGAGCCGCGCATCGGCGGCGGTGACGGTTACCAATGATCTTGGGCTCAAGCGCAACTATAACCAGATCGTATGGGGCAGCGTCACGGGCGCTACATTCTACCGCGTCTACAAAAGCGACAACGGGGCCTCGTTCGGGTTCGTCGGCGAGACGTCGGCGCTGACGTTCCGCGATGACAATATCAATGCGGACCTGTCCGATGCGCCCGTCGTCGGCTGGAATCCATTTGATGGCGTCGGCAACTATCCCGGGTCGGTGACCTTTTTCGAGCAGCGCCTGTTCGTGGGAAAGACCAAGAACGCGCCCAATGCCATCTATGGCTCTCGATCGTCCGACTTCGAGAACATGGACAAGGCGCGGCCGCTCAAGGCCGACGATAGCCTCTCGATTGCCTGCTCTTCGGGCAAAGTGAACGCGATCAACCAGCTGATCCCCGCGCAGAGTTTGCTGGCGCTGACATCGGATAGCATCTTCCAGGTGAAGGGCGCGAACGATGACTATCTCTCGCCCTCTCCGCCGCCCAAGGTCGTGCGGCAGAATGGTCGCGGCGCGTCCACCCTCAAGGCGCTGCTGATCGACAACGTGACCTTTTTCCAGCCGGCGATCGGCGCCGAGATACGGACGCTGGGCTACAGCTTCGATATCGACGGATTCCAGTCGAACGACGTGTCCGTGTTTTCGCCGGACTTCTTCACCGGACACCGGATCATCGACTGGTGTTATGCGGAAGAGCCGCTCTCCGTCATCTGGGCGGTGCGCGATGACGGCAAGCTCCTCGCCTTCACATGGCAGCGCGAACAGCAGGTCTGGGGCTGGACCGAAATGGAGATCGACGGCGAGGTGACTTCGGTCTGCTCGGTTCCCGAAGATGGCGAGGATCGCGTCTATCTGATCGTGAAGCGCTTCATCGACGGCGAGGATGTCTATTATCTGGAGCAACTTGCCTCGGCAAAATGGGCCGACTTCCGCGCCGCCTGCTATCTCGACTGCGCCGTCTCCTGGTCGCTAGACGACGCGCGCACCGTATTTGACCGACTCGACCATCTGGAGGGCAAGGAGGTCTGGGCGCTGGCGGATGGTTTCGTCGCCAAGGGCCTGACGGTGGAGAATGGACGAGTTACGATACCGGATCAGGCGATGCAGGTGACGATCGGGCTGCCCATGGTCGCGACCGTCGAAACGCTACCCCTCAACTTCGAGGCGGCCGGCGGTGCATCGACCGGCACCAAGCAGACTACCGGCCGCGCACACCTGCGCATTGTCGACACGCTGGGCGTAACGGCTGGCCGCCGCATCGACCTGCAGGAGGATGTCGTCACCCGCGACACCGAGCCGGTCGGCATTCAAGCAAACCTTTATAGCGGCGTCGTGCGTGTGCAGATGGAGCAGGTGGCGGACTTCGAGACAACCGTCGTGATCCGTCAGGAGAACCCCCTGCCCATGCGCGTCACCGCCGCCTATCTGGAGGCGAAGGGTGTCCGTTGAGCTGGTTCCATCCCTTCCCAGCCATATAGGCCGCCTCGCCCGCGACATGCGGGACATCGATCGGATCGAGTGCCTCGCCATGGGACACGAGCCCAAGGTGGCACTGCGCAGCGCTAGGCGCAGATCGCTATGGTCGTTAACCGTGCTTGCCGACGGCGCGCCGATCGCCATGCTCGGGCTTGTCGCCATGAACCTGGTAGAAGGTGTTGGCCTCCCATGGTTCCTGGCCACCGATGCGGCTTACAAGCAGGGCCGTTCCTTTCTTGTCGAAGGCTCTGCCGTGATCGCTCTTATGCGCCAGACGACGCCAACCCTCATCAATCTGGTCTCGGCCGACAATGACCGCGCGATCCGCACACTCAAACGCTGGGGTTTTGCCATCGGCGATGAGCGCGAGGTGCATGGCGGCGTGGCCTTTCTGCCCTTCAGGATGCCTGACCATGTGTGAGCCCGCCACCCTTGCGATTATCGGTGCCAGCGTCGCAGCGGCCGGCACAGGCTATTCCGCGCTTGCTGCCAGCGCGCAGGCGCGCGGCGCGGCACGCCAGGCGGAGGCCAACAGCCGGGAGGCGAGCGCGTCGGCCGCCGATGCGCTTGAGCGCGGCAAGCAGGACCAGGTGAAGCACTATCGCGAGGTCAGCGCCAAGATGGGCGCCCAGCGCGCGGCGATGGCCGCGAACGGCCTCGATATCAGTTTCGGCTCGGCGGCTGATTTCGTTGGCGATACCGCAATGTACGGCGAGGAAGATGCCAGCACGATCGCCGAAAACACGAACCGGGATGTGCGCGGCTATCTGATCCAGGGGGCCAATTATCGCGCTGAAGCCAAGTCGCAGCGCAACGCCAGCACGGCCGCGCTCATCAGTGGCGCCTTCAGCATGGGTTCCACGCTGATCGGCGGTGCAAAGGAATATGGCAAGATCCGCGCAGGGATGGGCAGCTGATGGTCACGGTACCTGTTTATCGCGGCAACACCGTCGAGCGCGCCGCGCGTCCGGTCGGCGCCGTCCAGCCGGTGCGCAATCCAGTCGGCGAGGCGATCGGCGACGGGCTGCGCGAGCTTGGCGGTCAGGCGGTTGGCTATGCACGTCAGCAGGATGCGTTGAATGATGAGTTCGACCGGACGCAGGCCCGGCAATTGCTGCTCGACTATCAGTCGGAGGCCAATCCCATGGTCACGACCTATCTTGCCAGCGAGGGGGTCGATGCACTCAACGGCTCGACGTCGACGCGCGAGCAGCTGACGAAGCTTCGTCAGGATTTTTCCGGCAAAGCGACCAATGACCGGATGCGTCGATATTTCGATCAGGCGGCGGCCGGGATTGAATCCGGATTTGTCGACAAGATCGGGTCGCACAGCATCGGCGCGCTGAAATCGCAGCAAGTGACGATCGCCAAGGGCGAACAGGCTCAGTTCATGGATACGGCTGTCCTCAACTGGTCCGACGACGCCATGTTCCGGGCCAATCTCGATGCGGGCCTCGCTGCCGTGGAAGCGGAGGCCAAGGTCCACGGCGTCACCGGCGTAGGCCTAACTGTAGCGAAACGCAATTATACGTCCGCCACGCGGCTGGCCGTCCTCAATCAGTTGCTTGCCTCAAATCGGCAGGATGACGCGATCGGATATGCAGCCGTTCACCGCGGCGACTTCAATGCTGAAGATACGCTCGCCGTCTCTCGCAGCCTGAAGGAGCCGATGGAACTGCGCTTCTCGATCGCCGCCGCCGATATGGTGATGGGTGGTCAGTCGGCGCCCAATGTGTCGGCCGGCGAGGGCGTCACCTATTCAGCTGGCAGCCTCTTCCAGAACGGCATCATCCCGATCGAGGGCGGTACCGGAAAGCATGGCGAGTTCCTGACCAGCCCGAAGGGTGCGGTCGGCCCTGCGCAGGTGATGCCCGGCACGGCGCCTGAAGCTGCGCGATTGGCCGGGCTCAAGTGGGATGAGCAGAAATACCGGACAGACCCGGAATATAACACCGCGCTCGGCAAAGCCTATTATGCCGAAATGCTCCGCCTGTTCGGAGATCCCGTCAAGGCGGCGGCAGCCTATAATGCGGGGCCAGGTAGCGCGAGCAAGGGCACGGGTGTGCGCGGCGCGATCGCCAAAGCCGCTGCCAGGGGCGGCACATGGCAAGATCATCTGCCGGCTGAGACGCAGAAATATATTTCCAACTTTTCGGCTCGCGTGAACGTGTCCGGTACCGCCGACGGCGTCGACGAGGGCGAGGTCTATGGCCGCCTTGATACCGTTGCAGCCGATGCCGGCTGGACGCCGGAACAGAAGCGGTCGGTGCAGGCGGAGGTCGATCGGCGCGTGCAGCGCGCCAAGGGCCTTCAGAGTGCCCGCGAGAATGATGCCTATGAGGCTGGGATCTCGCGCGCGGTACAGCTTGGTGACGATTTCACTGACGTCGCGCAACTGGGCACGTCGTTCGCCTCGATGTCGCCGCAGCAGCAGATGTCGGTGAAGAATATGGCGGAGGCCAATCTGCGCGCGCGGATGGCGGCGGAGCGTCCACATGAGGGTGGGGCAAAGGCGATCGAGCTTGGCATCCTCTCCACTGTAGCCCCGGACACCTTCGCGCGCACTGACCTTCGGCCGTTCCAGAACCAGATGACGCCGGGAGAATATAAGACGCTGATCGGCCGTCAGGCGAAATATGCGTCGCGCGAAGAGGTGAGCATCCGCTCGAAGATCAGCAGCACGATCGCCTTTTGGTCGAAGACGGACCGGCTGTCGCTCGACCCCAAAGATGACCCGCAGAATTTCGTAAAGGTCTACGACGATATGGAGGCCTATATAACCTCCCAGACTGGCGGGAAGCGCCAACCGACCGACGACGAGCTGCGCATTGCCTATCAGCGCGCCACCCTTCCCGTCGCGGTGCCCGGCAGCTGGTACGGCACCAATGACAAGCGGCGTTTCGAAGTGAAGCCCGGCGAGGTGTACAGCGTACCGACGATTCCCACGAACGTGCGCAGCCGCATTGTAGAATCGTGGGCCAAAAATCACGGCGGACGCGAACCGAACGAAACCCAGATCACGCAAACCTATGTCACCAACCTTGGCCGCCCGGGATTCTGGTAAATGGAAGAACAGCCCGACTATCTGACGCCAGGCGCAGGCGGCGCGGCCGCTGACCCCCTCGACGACTATTTCCACCAGATCCGCACGACCGCGCTGCGCCAGCTGCCCGATCCCGACGCAACTGCGAAAGCGAACGGCCTCGCGCGCACCTTCGGTGTCACGCCAAGCCAGGCGGACGCAAATCTGCAAGCGCTCGATCGGACGGCGCAAATAAACCGCGCCGCGACTCTGCAGCGGGATAATGGCGCGATCGCGCGGTGGGCGGAACAGAACCCGCGCGGGATGGCGGCGGGCGCAGACGACTATTCCAGTCTGAGCCTTTTAGGCAAAGCTTTCTATGGCATCCGCAATGTCGGAAAATCGTTGGAGGCCGGCTTATTCCAAGCGACCAGCCGCATATGGGGGGCGATCGGCGGCGCGGCTGACACGCTCAGTTTGCTCACGCCCAGTTCTGAGGGTGAACGACGCGCCGGGGTTCGCTCCATTCCGCAGATAGTGTCCGATTTTGCACTCGGCCGCGCGCGCGAAGGTCAGCAAATGGCCGCTGGCGCTCGCCCGGAGGTCGAGAACTGGACGGCGCGCAACCTGCTACAGGGCATTGAAAGCGTGCCTACTTCGCTCGCGTCGGTCGGGGTCGGCTTGCTGGCGGGGCCGACCGCCGGCGCAAGCGTGGCAGGTCTCACGACCAGCGGCGGCGAATATGTTAAGGCGCGAGCCAGTGGCTTGTCGACCATGGGCGCCGGCGTTTACGCACTGTCTCAGGGCTTGATCGAAGTGGCGACAGAGCGTCTGCCGATCGGGCATCTGGTCTCCGATGTGGCCGGCAAATCGCCGATCCTTCGAACCTTCTGGAATCAGATCAAGTCCGAGATCCCTGGCGAGCAGATCGCGACTATCCTTCAGGATCTCAATGAGTGGGCGGCACTCAACCCGGATAAGCCCTTCAGCGAATATCTGGCTGAACGGCCGGAGGCGGCGGCGGCCACTCTTGTCGCTACCGTCGGTGGCGTTGGCGCGACCGCCGGTATCACGCTGGCGACCGAGCGCACGGCGCGCGCTGCCGGCAAGATGGCTGACCGCGTCATCGCCGCGCGTCGGGCCCAGAGTGAGGCAGTTGCGCTCGATCAGATGGGAGACGCTGTTGCCGGGTCGAAGCTGAAGGCGCGCGACTCCGTAGCGTTCGCCGACCTGGTGCGCGAGATGGCGGACGATGCCGACGCGGACAATGTCTACATCCCCGCCGAGGCCGTGCAGGCCTACATGCAGAGCGATGCCTATGACGGCGACTTCGACCGCTGGCGCTCCGAGATTGACGACGCGGTCGTTACCGGCGGGGACTGGGTGTTGCCGGTCGAGACGGCCGTGTCGGAACTGGCTGGCACGCCGGCATGGGACGCGCTGAAGGAGGATATGCGCCTGTCGGCTGGCGGCATGTCGCGTCGCGAGGCGCAGACCTTCGACGAGGCCATGGCCGATGTCATGGCGGACCTGACCGACCGCATGGCCGACGAGGAGCGCGCTGCCCGCGCGCTCGGCGCTCCACGCGAAAAGCTGCTCCAGTCGATCGTCGAGAAGCTGACCACCGCCGGCATGTCGCCATCGATGGCGCAGCAGAATGCCGAGTTTCTGACCCAGCGCGCCGTAACGCGCGCCAGCCGCATGGGGCGCGAGCTGACCGGCACCGAATATGACGCGCTGCAGGTGCGGCAGGTACTGCCGGAGAACATCGCCGCCATCCAGAAGGCGGACCAGCTCGACGTCGCGATCGACGTCATGAAGCGCCAGAAGGACGCCTCGCAGAATCTGGGCCCGTCGCTGATGGACTTCATCGCGCGCGGCGGCGGCATCGTCGACACTGGCGGCGACCTGCGCGCCATGGGCGCCGACGCCTGGCACAGGGGGAAGCCCGGCCGGCGCAAGCTGGTGAAGGATCAGGGCGAGCTGATCGACGAGGGCGGCCTTGGGGAGAATGAGTATAGCGCCGACGCCTGGGCGGCCCGCGCGTGGGAAGCGGGCTATTTCCCGGAGATGGCGGAGCGACCCAGCGCCAACGACCTGATCGATGCGGTCGCCGAAGGTGTGGCCGGTCGCGATCGCCACCTGGTCGCGCGCGAGCGCTCGGTGCGCGATGCCGCCAATGAGCTGCGCGCGCTGCTGGAGAGTCGCGGGATCGATCCGGACGCGGCCAGCCGCCGAGATATCCGCGCCGCCGTGGAAGCCTATGCCGCCGAACAGGCGCAGGGCGACGCGCTCATGCAGGGCGAGGACAGCCCGCGCGGCCGCATCCTGTTCCCCGGCGGCCAGAGCGCCAGCGCTATCATCGAGCTGTTCCAGACGCAGGACCAGTCCACCTTTCTCCATGAGGCCGGCCACCTGTGGCTGGAGGAGTTGCGCGAAGACGCGGCCGACCCGGAAGCGCCGCAGCAGGTGCGCGACGACTGGCAGATCGTGCAGGACTGGTTCGCCGCCGCCGGTCACCCGATCGAGAATGGCAAGATCCCGGTCGATGCGCATGAGCTTTGGGCGCGCGGCGTCGAACGCTACCTGATGGAGGGCAAGGCCCCCTCCCCCGGCATGCAGCGCATGTTCCAGACCTTCAAGGCCTGGATGATCTCGCTTTATAACAGCGTCTCACGCCTGCGCTCCGAGATTAGCGACGATGTGCGCGGCGTGATGGACCGACTGGTCGCCTCGGACGAGGAGATGGCCGACGCGATCGCGGCGCAGAATCTCGAAGCACTCTTCCCCGATAAGCCTCCATCGATGACGGCGGCGGAATATGCCGCCTATCAGGGCCTGACCGCGACCGCGCGCGAAGAGGCGCAGGACCGCATGCTGGCCAAGACGATGAACGCGGTGAAGCGCCGCGTCACGAAGGAATGGCGCGAGCGCGAAGAGGATGTGCGCGACACCGTCACCGCCCGCATCGATGCCCTGCCCGAGTTCCGCGCGCTGCAGCTGCTCAAGGTCAGTCCCATGGATAGCGAATGGGTGCGCGACAATTACGGCGAGGACGCGACCGGCATGCTGCCGCGCCAAGTGCCGCCGGTCCACCGCGAGAACGGCGCCAGCCCCGACGACGTCGCGGAGATAGCGGGTTTCCTGTCGGCCGACGACATGGTCCGCACGCTCATGGGCATCGAGGTCCGCCGGCGCGAGATGCGGGAGAATGGTGACAAGCGGTCGGTGCGCAAGGCGATGATCGACCAGGAAGTCAGCCAGATCATGCTGGAGCGCTATGGCGACCCGTTCACCGATGGCAGTATCCAGGAAGAGGCGCTGGCCGCCGTCCAGTCGGACCGCATGGGTGAGGTGATGGGCGCGGAACTGCGCGTGCTGGGCCGGATGACCGGGCAGCGCGTCACCCCCTATAGCGTGGCGAAAAGCTGGGCCGAGCGGCAGGTGATGGAAGGCAAGGTCCGTGAAGTTGCCAGCCGTTCGGCCATCATCCGCTATGAGCGCGCCGCGGCGAAGGCGGGCAAGGCGGCGATGGAAGCCGTGATCGCGGGCGACCATGACGAAGCGTTCCGCCAGAAGCAGAGCCAGATGCTCAACAATGCGCTGGTCGCGGCCGCGCGGCGTGGCGCCGACATGGTGGACGAAGCGGTCGGCCGGCTGGAGAAATGGGCCAAGCGGCGCACGGTCAAGTCGGTCGATCAGGATTATCTGGAGCGCGCGCAGCTGCTGCTCGAACAGGTCGAGATGAAGGAGCGCACCCAGCGCTCGCTGAACCGACAGGAGAGCTTCGAGGCCTGGGCGGCGCAGCGCCAGGCAGAGGGCTATGACGTCGTCGTGCCGCCTTCCTTCGCGGAATCGCTCGGCAAGACGCACTGGTCGCGCCTGACGGTCGAGAAGCTGATCGGGCTCGATGAGGCAGTGAAGCAGATCATTCACCTTGGCAAGCTCAAGCAGACGCTGCTGGACGGCCGGGAGCATGCCGATTTCGAGCTGGTCGTGTCGGAGGCGGTGACCGGCTTGTCCGCGATGAAGCAGCGCCCGCCGTCCGACCTGATGGAGCCCAGTCAGTGGGACAACATCAAGGGCAAGATCGCGGCGTTCGACGCCTCCCTGCTGAAGATGGAGCAGGTGTTCGACTGGCTCGACGCTGGCAACAGCAACGGCGTGTTCAACCGGATTGTCTTCCGCCCGCTCGCCGACGCGCAGGATCGCGAGAATGCCATGGTCGCGGACTATCATGCCCGCGTCCGCGCCGAATTCGCCAAGATCGACCGCAAGCAGCTGCGCCGCTGGTCGGAGCGATTCTCCGATCCGGCGCTGTTCAACCGTGACACTGGCCAGCCCTACCAAATGAAGCGCGAGCAGTTGATCGCCATGGCGCTCAACATGGGTAACGAGGGCAATATCCAGCGCCTGGTCGACGGCTACGGCTGGCGCGAGACGTCAGTGCGCGAAGTGCTCAACCGTGAACTGACCGAGCAGGATTGGCAATTCGTCCAGAATATCTGGGACATCGTCGAAACGCTCTGGCCGCAAACGGCGGCGATGGAGCGGCGCGTCAATGGCGTGGAGCCGGACAAGGTCGAGGCGCTGGAGGTGGTCACCCCGCACGGCACCTTCCGCGGCGGCTATTACCCGGCCATCTACGACAGCGCCAAAAGCTATGCGGCGGAGGAGCATGCAGGCAAGGGATCGGACCTGCTGGAAGCGGGATACACTCGCGCGAGCACGCGCGCCTCGTCGACCAAGGATCGCAGCGAGAAGGTCAAGCGGCCGATCCTGCTGCAGCTGGGTGTCATCAATCGCCACCTGGGCGAGGTGATCCACGATATCACCCACCGCGAGGCGATCATCCAGGCGGACAAGTTCCTGCGCGCCGAGCGCGTCATGCGCGCCATCGACGACACGCTCGGTCCCGAGATCCGCAAGCAGTTCCGCCCCTGGCTCAAATATGTGGCCAACAGCTGGGCGATGGAGCGGGCCGGCAATGAGGGCGTGGGTGCCTTCATGCAGAAGCTGCGGTCGAATGCGACGGTCGTGGGCATGGGCTTTCGCTTCACCACGATGGTGACGCAGCTCGCGGGCTATTCCAACAGCTTCGAATATGTCGGCGCGAAGTGGGTGACGGCTGGCATTGCGCAGGCGACCGCGCATCCGATCGACACCTTCAACACCGTCATGGCGAAGTCGGGCGAGGTGCGCTCGCGCATGGACACGCTCGATCGCGACATCCGCCTGACACTCCAGCAGATGCAGGGGCGCGGCCAGAAGCTGGACGCGGCCAAGCGCTTCGCCTTCCATGGCATCGGCTATATGGACCGCATGGTTGTCGTGCCCACATGGATCGGCGCCTATAACAAGGCGCAGGCGGCCGGCATGGATGAAGAGGCGTCGGTCTATGCGGCCGACAAGGCGGTGCGCATGTCGCAGGGCTCCGGCTCGCCCAAGGATCTGGCGGCGATCGCGCGCGGCACTGGCCAGTGGGGCCAGGCGCTCAAGCTCATGACGATGTTCTACAGCTATATGAGCGCCTTCTATCAGCGCCAGCGCACGCTGGGCCGCGATATCGCCGGCATCCGAAAGGTCGGCGATGTGCCGGCGGTGCTGGCGCGCGCCTGGTGGCTGATCGTCGTACCGCCGCTCATGGCGCAGATTCTGGGCGGCAACGGTCCCGGCGATGACGAGGACTGGGGCTTTTGGGCGTTCAAGCAGATGTTGTTCCAGTCGCTCGGGCCGATCCCCGGCGTCCGCGATGTCGCCTCGCCGCTGGTCGAGGGTCTGACCGGGGGCAAGCCGTTCGACTATCAGTTCACGCCGATCCAGCGCTCGTTCCAGTCGCTCGTAGAATCAGCGCGCGACGTCCATAAGATGATCGAGGGCGAGGACGCGAAGCGGCCGGTGCGCAACGCGCTGGAGGTGGCGGGCTATTGGACCGGGCTGGTGCCGGGGCAGATCGCTACGTCCACGCAGTTCCTTGTCGACGTCGCCAATGGCGAGCAGGATCCGGAAACCGCGGCCGAATGGTATCGCGGGCTGACGAAGGGGAAGGCTAAGTCCGAGTAGCGCCGTAATACAGGCCGTAGCCGGCTAGAGCCCCCAGGATAATGATAGTGATCACTGCCGAGCGAAGCCGAGATTCCGACGAGCGCCGCGCAAATAGGACGACGGTTCCCAACGCAAAAAGAGGAATACCGAAGCCAAGGCCCTCGATCGGAGTCAACTGTCCGCGCCCAAGCATAGCAGCGACCCCGGTCGCCCACGCGACGAAGAATAGGGTGCAGACTTCTTTCGTTATCGAGCGAGATGCATTCGCTGGTTCGTTCATCGTCAAACTCCCTCTCCGCACTGGTAGAAAGCGCCCCTCATCTATGCAAGCCCGCGCCCGCATGGGCTAGTTGGGTACCCGCCTCAACGCGGGACCGATTGAATGGGTGTCACCAATACCAATGCCTATGACGGCCCGTTCTACCCGAACGGGGTCACGACCTCGTTCCCGTTTACCTTCCGCACCATGTCGACCAGTGAGGTGCAGATCGTCAATGAGGATGGCGATGTAATTGTCGGCTTCAGTTTCTCCATCGTTCCTGCAACCAATGCTGATGGCGGATCGATCGTCTTCGACGCGCCGCCATCGGCGGCAGAGCTTCCCGTCTTCCTTATCGCATCGGTGCCAGATTTTGGTGTCGGGATTGATCTGGGTTCGGTGACCGCGTTCAATCCGCGCACCCTCAACCCGTCATTCGAGCGGCTGGCAGTCCAGAATATTTTCCTGAAAAGCCAGGGCAACCGGGCCATGCAGGCCCCGTTCGGCGAAGAAGGTATCCTGAATCTGCCTTCGGTTGCCGCACGAAGCGGCAAGGTGATGTCATTCGACGCGGGCGGCGGAGTCACCATGGTCGATGTCGACTTCGCCAATCGCATGGTGACGGATGACGGCGAATGGACGCCTGACGATCCGCTGTTGACCGGAGACCCGTTCGACTGGTTTTCGACCGAGCGCATCGACCCCGGCAAGTTCGGGATCGTCAACAGCGCCATAATCGATCAGACGGCGGCAATGCTGCGGCTGGCGGCGTTCGTCAATGGATTGCCGCGCGGCGCCGCGATCCATTGGGGCCACCGAACGGTCATCGTCACCCAGCCCATCATCTTCACCCAGTCCGTCAGCTTTGTCGGTGAAGGCATGGGCCTGTCGCGGCTCATCTGCATCGGATCCACCGCTCAGGTGAAGGTGATGCTGGGCGCAGGATCCGACGACGATTACGAAGGTTGCACGGTCGAAGTGCGGGGCATGCGGTTCATGTCCGGCGGCCTGTCCCCCGTCTCGCCGCTGGTGGTCGATATCACCGCCAATACGGGCGGCGTGGCGATCGGCGCGGTTGTTCGCGACTGTTTCTTCTCCGGCACAGATCCGCAGTCCGGTTTCAAATGGGCGGCCGAGTTCCTGGGCTGCTCCAATGTGACGCTCGACAATGTCGTCGTGGTGGGCGCGCGGGGCATTGTGCCGCCGCCCGGCCAAGGCGCCTTCCTGGTCGACGCCAAGACAGGCCAGACCAAGGCGGACCTGCTGGTCAACCGCATGCTGGTGACCTTCGTCCCGGTCGCGCTGCAAATTCGCGGCTCGATTGAGGGCATCAAGGTGTTCAACAGCACCGTGATCGTGTGCCGGCGCGGCATCGACTGGCAGGCGGATGCCGGTGCGGCAGAACCAAGCCTGGTCGCGATCGGCAATCATTTCAACTGCGAGGAAAAGGGCATCTGGACGATCGGCATCGTTCAGTACACGATCAGCGGCAACCTCTTCTACAATCAGGGCGGCGGCTGGAACGTCGCCAATTTCGTGGCGATCGACACGAAAGCGACCGAACAGCCGCTGGTGGCGACCATCTTCGGCAATCAGGTCTTTCTGCTGGACGGCGCTGCGCCGGTCCGCACCGCGATTGCCGTGCGCGGGACGGCCGGCAATCCGCTCGCCACCTCGAACGTGTCGATTGATCTGAACAGCGTCTATGGCGGCGGCGCAGGCACGACCGTGGGCATCTATCTCGATCCCTATACGGTCGCCACCCTGCTGGGCTTCTGCAACGACATCCGTGGTTGCTCGACCGAGGTCATCAACGAAAGCAGCTCGAACTCCATCCGGCACACGACGTCATCCGGCAAGATCGGCATCGGCACGGTTGACCCTGATGAGCAGCTGCACGTCGTCGGCGCGATCAAGGCTTCCGGCAGTGTCATCGTCGGCAATGTGATCGAGATGCCGGGCGGCGTGGTGATCGCCGAAGGCTCCGCCAGTCCGGAGGGCGCTTTCGCCGCACCGCCGGCCTCCCTCTTTCTCACGCCGGGCGCAACCTATCGCAAGGGAAGCGGCACCGGCACAACCGGATGGGTATCGATCGGATGACCTATGCTCGTCGCCCTCCCCATGTCACGACGCCGGAAAATCAGGCGGTGCTGGATGCGACCGTTCTGCCCTTCGCCTATATGGTCGTTGACATCGACGGCTTCATTCGCGTGGGCGACGGCGTCACGCCGGGCGGTGTGCAGGCGCAGGTCGCGCCAGATCTTAAGTCGTTCGCCGCCGGCAAGGGCGCCGGCCTCATCGGCGTCGAAGGCGGCGGCACCGTCCAGCAGTCGGTCGACCAGCTCAATCGGATCGACGGGCTGACGCGGACGAAGCTCGCGACGATTACGCCTATCCTGTGGGCGGCCGGGGCCGTGGTGCAAGCCGACGGGCTTGCCTATCGGCGCGTGACGGGTTCGACGGCCATCCCGGATCTGCCGGGCTGGGAGCCGGCGGACGATGTGATTAATACCCGGCATTTCGGCGTGCTGCCTACCGGTGACAGCACTGCGGCGATGCAGGCGGCGTTCGCCTATGGCAAGCCGATGCGCCACGATATTTATTGTAATGTCAGTGCAAAGCTGACGCGCACCGGTGGCCTGGTCATCATTGGCGCCGGCAAGGGCAAGTGCGGGATCAACTGGACGCAAGGCGGCGCGACCGAAGGCATCAAGGTCACTCGGTCGGCCTGGACCGACTATGTGAAGATCGAGGGCATGGACCTGGTGCCGAGCGGGGCCGGCCTGTCCGACGGGATCGATATCGATAATGACGCGATTTCCGGCTCGGCCGTCGATCGATCCTTCTTCGACGCGCGCACCAGCGTTCGCTTCAATCGTATCGGCCGTGGTCTGGGCTTGCCCTATGGCTGGAAGAACGGCGTCATTTGTCGCTTCCCGCTCGCGACGGAGGTGAGCGATAACGAGATATACGGCTACACGACGAACGGATCTGGCGCACTCCTGCCGGCGCATTTCGTCACAGGGTCGATCGGTGTCAGTGTGCCTGATCAAGCGGTGCGGACGCTCGCCAATTTCCAGCTGTACCGGAATATCATCTTCGGCTTTTACGATGGCGCGAAGATCTACAATGTCGAGGGCAGCAACGCGGAAAGCAATGATTTCCAAGTCTGCTATGATGGCCTCAGCTACATCAACGTCATCACCAAGGTAAATCAGTACCGGATACGCTTCAACCATCTAGGCGTGTCGAATTGCCAGTTCCGCGTCATCAATGCGCGTCAGTTGCTGTTCGTCGGCAACGAGGTTAGCTACCGCAATGGTCGGACTGACGGCGGTACGGCGACACTGATAGAGCTAAATCAGGTCTATTCGTTTAGCATCGTCGGCAATTCGATCCGGGGTAACGTGTCGAACGATACCGACATCATCGTTGACGGCATCAAAATGATGAATGTTGGCACGGTGACCGCAGGCCAGCAGACGCGGGAAGGGGTGATATCAGGCAACAACTTCCAGAACCTGCATGACTGCCTCGTCATGCCGGTGGAAAGTGGCACTGCCCAAGCTCGCGCCGTGATCATTTCGCAGAACACGAGAGACGGCATCAGGGGCAAGTTCATGCGCAATCCGAGTAGCGGATTGCTGAAGACTTCACTGTTTGGCGTCGGTGACTTTGAACTCACCGCCGTTACCTCCTCCGCGATCCATGCTGTCAACATGGGCGCGCCGGCCATGATCGTAGATCGCCAGGACTCCGATGGCGGCGCGATAGTCATGCAGCGCAATGGCGTGATTGTGGGGACCGTTTCCACAACAGCTAGCGCCACTGCCTACAACACGACTTCGGACGAACGGCTGAAAGAGGGGTTAGGCATCGTGTCGGGCGCCGATGCGCGGGCGATCCTGCAAGACATCGTGATCCGCAACTATCGGTGGATCGCGACCGGGGAGCAGTCGATCGGCGCCTTCGCGCAGGAACTGTATCAGGTCTATCCGGATGCGGTGACGCCAGGCCATGGCGAGCCGGGCGAGCCGAATTTCATGCCGTGGGTCGTGGATTACAGCCGCCTCATTCCGCTGCTGATCGCAGCACTGATAGATCCGGCATGACGGCGCCGTCCCCCATCATCGTCTATGGCGGTGCCGGCCGGATCGGCCGCATCCTGTGCGAGGCGCTGGGCGCGAAGTCCGTCGAGCGAGGCGAACCGGCGATCGAGGCGGACACCGTCATCTGGTGCGCGGCGACCGGCGACAGCGAAACCCATGGACGGCTGGAGGATCAGGCGTTCCTGACCGCATCCTTCCTCGACATGATGATGAGCCAGCAGCAGGCGCGACGGATCATCTTCACCAGCTCGTTCGGCGCAGTCAGCCCGATCAACTATTATGCGGCCCACAAGCTGGCCTGCGAAGCGATGTTGGAGGCCTGGGCGAAGATGCCAGGCCGGGCCGCCGTGTCGATCCGCATGGGCGGCTATGGCCGTGAGACGCCGCCCGGTGCCTGGTATGAAATGGCGCTGAGCCAGATCCTTGCCGTCTATCTGGAGGCGCTTGACGCACCGATCGGCTTTCGCATTCTCCATCCTCTCGCTGGACGGGAACGGTCATGAGCGCCACCGATCCCGCAGCACTGGCGGCGGTGCGCCAGATGGCCCAGCAGGCCGCCGACATCGCATTGGCGGAGATTGCGCCGGTTCTTTCGCGTGTCGATCGCGCGCTGTTGCAGCAAGAAACCAAGGTGGAGATGCCGGCTTTGATGAAGTGGGCTGGTGGCATCATCACCGCAATCCTGACGGCGGGGATAATCGCGCTGTTCTTCTGGCTGGTGAGCAGCGTCAACGACATGCAGCAAACGCTGGCGCGGATGGACGAACGCCAGAAGGCGCAGGGCGAAGGGCTCGACAGCCGGTTCACTGACTATGACCGGCGCATCCGCCGCCTGGAAGCCTATCACCAGCAAGGGGGGAAGGAATTGTGAGCATCCGTGATCGCATCTGCGCGCGCCTGGTCGACAACTGGCGTGATCTGCGCAAGCGCTGGTCCGTGCAGCTGACCGGCCTCGCCGTCGCCGCACAGGCGACATGGGCGCTCGTTCCGGCTGAAGCGCGGCTGTTGCTGCCACGGCCCGAAGCGATTGGCCTTGTCCTGGGCGCGCTGGCGCTGGTGGCGACACTCTTCAAGCAGGGGGGAACCGATGGCGAGTAAGACCGCAGTGCGCGGCGGCACGCTGGCGGCCGTGGTGGGATTTGTCACGGCCGGCCTGCTGTTGACGCATATCCCCGAGGATGAAAGCGGCCGGACGGTCGATGTGAAGATCGCGCAGGACGGCACCGCTACGGTGCGTCACGTCAGCGGCAAACAATATCTGCGCGCCTATCTGGATATCGTGGGCGTGCCGACCGCCTGCGATGGCCTAACCAGCTACAAAGGGCGGAAGATCAAAATCACCGACCAGTTCACCGAAGCGCAGTGCGCGGTGATGCTGGAAGAGGAATTGATCGTCCATGCCAAGGGCGTGATGCAATGCACGCCTGGGCTGGCGCTGACCTACACCGGTCGCGACCGTGCGCGCTTCGCTGCCGTCAGTCTGGCCTATAATGTGGGCGTCGCGAACTATTGCAGTTCGACCGCGCGGCGCCTGCTCAATGCCGGCAAGATCGGGCCGGGCTGCGATGCGATGCTGGCCTGGAACAAGGTGACGAGGAACGGCAAGAAGGAGATCAGCAAGGGCCTAGTCCTGCGCCGTCAAAGGGAGCGCGCCGTGTGCGTGAAGGACGCGTGAGGGGCCTCCTGATCGGGATCCCGGTTTCGGCCGCGTTGTGGCTGGCACTGATCGTTGGCGCCATTCACTGGATCGCGTCATGAGCCGGCTCCTTGACCCGATCCGGCCCTATCTGTGGGCCGCAGCGCTGGCGCTCGCCGCCGCCGCGATCTGGGCCGCCTATTCGCACGGCGTGTCCACCGAGCGCGGCCGCTGGGAAAAGGCGCAGGGCAAGGAAGCCGCGGCCCGCGCCGCCCAGCAGAAGGCGAACGACGACGAAAGCAAGCGCCGCCTGATCACACAAAAGGAGATCGCCGAAAATGCCGTCCAGGAACGTGATGCGTCGCGCGACGCTGCTGATGCTGCTGCCCTTAGCGGTGAGCGGCTGCGTCAACAGGTCCGCAACCTTACCCTGTCCCTCGCCGCCAGTGGTGCCCGAACTCCCGCAAGCGGCGAAGCAGCCGCCGCGTCCGCCGATCTGCTCGCCTACGTGCAGCAGCGGCTTGATGAGAGTGCGGACGGAATTGCTCGATACGCTGACGAAGCCAGCATCGCCGGGCGCGCCTGTGAAGCCAGCTACGACGCCTTGACGGAATCTCCCGTTCGCAGATGACGGCTAAGTGGACGCTCCACCTTCCAGCACGCGCTGCGCCAGGATCTTCAGCCTACTCTCGTCCGTCGCCCGCGGCTTTGGCGCCTGTCCCGGATCGTTGATCCCGCGCGACTGATCCGCCTTGATTCCCAACATCTCCAAGATGACTGGATCGCTGCCCCAGTTCGTATGCACATAGTGGGCATTGACCTGCCCCTCCTGCCCCGGCCGGCGCAGACGTCCGATCAGCTGATAATGGACCTGCGGCGACCAGTCGAATTCGCCGATCACGGCGTCCTGACAATGATATTGCAGGCCATCCAGGCCCGCGCCGGAGCGAAGGCTCATCATCATCACGCGCGAATCGCCCTGGGTGAACGCGTCGACGCTGCGCTGCTTCGCTGCCGCCGTTTCTGTCCCTGTGTAGAGGACGGGGTTGAACGGCGCGAGCGCCTGGCTCCAGATGCTATAGACCTCGCGATGCCAGCCGGCGAGCAGCACGCGGGGCGCATCCTTAAGCAGTAGCGACACATAGGCGGCGACCGACTTGGCCTTCGCGATACCGGTCAGCTGCCGCATCTTCATGTCCAACTCGCGCGCGGCGCGGCCGGCCTCGGTGAAGCTTGCCTTCAGCACCGTCTGGGCGAGCTGGCGCATAATCTCTTCCTCGCCCGCGACGGCATCGAGGTCATAGTCCAACTCCCATTCCAGCACATTGGGCGGCGGCATAGAGGCGTCAACCGTCGGGTCATCCTCAGTGCGGCGCAGGAAATAGCCGGTGTCGCGCAGGTAGGCGCCAAGGGCGTCGGGATTGGCGACGATTCGTTCCCGGCCGCACCACTCGCGGAAGAATTCCTCGCGATCGCCAAGGATGTCTGGCTTCACATACTCCATGACGGAATGCATCTCGTCGCCATAATTATAGACCGGCGTCGCCGTCAGCCCCATGCGGAAGCCGGCGGCCTTGCTGACCTTAGCGCAGACGATTCCCTTTTCGGTGCCGTGCCCGTGGCGCAGCTCCTGGATCTCGTCGTAAATGACCGATCGCAACAGGCCATCCTTCAGGACGTCAGTCCAGCCAGCGATGTTGCTATAGCGATAGATATAGACGTCCGCCTCAGGTAGGTCATAGGGCGTCCGTCCTTTGATGATATGGACGCGCAGGTTCGAGAATTCCTCGATCCGCTTCTTCCACTGCCCGGCCAGATGCGGCTGGACGACGATGCCGGCCGGCATGGGCGCGCCCATCAGCATGGTGGCGATCGCCGATATCGTTTTGCCCAGGCCGACGTCGTCACCCAGCAGCAGGCCGCCGTTGGCGATCGCGATCTGCGAGGCTTGCGTCTGATAGAGGTACGGCGCGCGACCCTCCTTGAATCCCAGCACCTCGCCGGGCTTCCATGAGGGCAACAGGATACGATCGCGCTCGGCCGCGCGATGGGCCAGCCGGTCGACGGCCTCGTCCAGATGATCCCACAAATCATGCTCAAGCGGGTACCGCGCCATGAACCAGTGCAGATCCGCGCGCACCTCGTCGGTGTCGCTGATCGTGATCTCGGTCGATGTGACCGGCACTCGGGGGAACATGCGCTTGAAGGCGATCGCGACATGCGGCGCCAGATCCGTGATGCGCCACCGGCGGACCTTCGTGTCCAGTTCGAGCTGACCATAGGTTTTCAAAGCGCTGCCCTCCCGGTCGAAATGTAGAAGAGCGGCCGGCCGTTGATGGCCTCGGGCAGGCCCGTTGCGGTACCGCTGATCAATATGAGTGAGGTGATCGCGTCGTGCGCGGCGTATCGCTCCAGCTGGCGATAGATCTGGCGAGGCGAGCACCGTGTCTTGGCCTCGATCCCGATGCCGCCGGCGACGAGGAAATCGATGCGATCCCTCGTCGTCAGGCGAGCCTCGCGTTCGAACGGCACGCCGATCGCGGTTAGCGCAGCCTCGATGTCCATTTGCAGCCAGGCTTCCTGGCCGACGCGATAGCGCCGGCGGCGCAGCTGCTGCACCAACTCATTGACGATCATATGTCCCTCGCTGGTTTGATGCCGAGGACAAGCCGCCGATCGAGCATCTCGCTTTCGCGGCGATGCGGCAGGGCAAGCTGCCAATATTCCGTGCGCAGGCCGATATCGTTGACCTCGCGGAGCTTGGCGTCTTCCTCGGGCGTCCATGGCTCGGCTGGTGGGCGCGGTGGCCGGCGGTGGCGCTTCATGCGGCCGCCCTCCAAAGGATAGGTTTCTGATCGCGCGGGATGCGATGCTTGCCCCGTGCCATCGGATGGGTCGGAGCGCCGCTCTTCGTCTTGCCCCAGCACCATAGGTCGGGCCAGGGCTCGACACCGCTCTGGATCTCCTCGACGACATGCTCGATCCACATGTCGTCCCAAGCGATGTTGCCCCAGCAGACGAAAACCTGATCTGCTTCCTTCGCGACCTGGGCGACGTGCGGCAGGTTCGTCATGATCATCTGATCGCGCGCATACCAGTCGTCACGCACATGCCAGTTCGCGCGCTGCCGACATTCGGCGGGACTGGAGGTGCAGAAGGGATAGAGATTGACCGCGCGAAAGCCGCCGAATCCGAACAGCTGGAACCAGTCTATCCACCAAAGGGTGGTTGGATCATCCTTACAAGCATCGGCGGTCGAAGGGTTGCAGCCGATCACACAAGCGGTCCGCCCCTCCCCCCAGCGTCGGATAAGCTCGATGCGCTCTTCGCCGCTGAAGACGGCGCTGCGCTGCATCGTCTCGTGTCCGAACAGGTCAGTGGGGAATGGTGCGCTCATGCGCCCACCATGTCGCGGAAGAGGATCGGCTCGACCGAGCCATCCTGATTGACCCGGTCCAGCCAGGCGGCGGCGTTAGGTTCGCTGCCGTCCCACTTGTCAGGAAATGTGCCAGCGGCGATCAGTTCCCGTATCCTCGCTTCTTCCTCATCATTGATGAGGTCGACACGCGCCCGCGCCTGAATGTCGAGGATCTTCTCCAGCGCCTCTTCGCGCGCGGCGAGCGTTAACGGCCCCATGCGCTGCGGGTTCTTTGCGAGGCTGCCATCCTTCAGCGTCTCAGCTCCGGCTTTGCGCAGACGCTGCGCCGGCTCGCGCATCCAGCGATAGAGCGGCTTCAGTTCCTTGAGCGGCGCCAGATGCGCCCAGGCGTCAGTGCCGACGAGATAATCGAGCGCCGTGTCTTTCACCGCGAGCGGACAGGCGATGCAGCCAGTGCGCGCGTTGATCTCTTCAGCATCATCGCCGCCATAGGCGTCGGCAAGGATGCGCACCGGCCAGCCACCAAATTCCGCCTGGGGCGCATAGACCTTGAGCCAGTCCCAGACAATGCAGACCCGCCAGTGCAGGATTGGCGCTAGCGTCGCGATCCGGCCGCGCACGCCCTTAGCTTCGGGCAAAGCCTGCTGATACCAGCCCTGCCCGCATTCCGCCCCATCCTTGGAGCATGACATTTCAATCCGGCCATCCCGGACCGCACTTTCGCCCTGGCGGACGCCGGTCAGCATCAGTGCCGTGCCCGGCATGTCGGCGATCGCGGCGCCCAGCGCCTCTGCCATCGGGTCAACTTTGATCTGGCGGGTGCACCACCGGAGGGTGTTGTTGTTCGGCGGCGGCACGCCGCGGCCCAGAATGTAGACCATGAAGCGCTTATCGAGCGGTGCGCGCACGACCACGACCTCGATCCAGTCGCGCAGACGGAGAAGCGCAATCACCTGTTCGGCGGCGATCTGGATAGGCGGCAGCTCCTGCCGGGTGTCGGCATAGAAGACGAACAGCTTCGCCGGCCGGGGCAGCTCGCCGGCCTCGATAAGGTGGATGAGCAGCGTAAGGGTTGCCGTGCTGTCCTTGCCGCCCGACCATGCGATCGCGACGTGCTCGTGACGATCCCAATAGGCGCGCAGCGATTGCAGTGTCAGCTCGATCGCCTCTTCCGACACCATGCGAGCGCCGCCAGCGAAAAGGTTGTCGACGGCGCTCATGCCGGCACCCCGTCATGCTGGACACCGTCGAGGAGTCGCCCAGCCGCCTTCTTGCCGACCGGGATCGAGATGATGCCCGGCGCCAGAAACTCGCCGATCGATTCATCTGCGCGCGCCGCGCGGCTCCTGCCGTGATCCCAGCGCCGCCAGCGATGGGCGTCCTTGAACGACACCGGGGGTGCCATGTCGACCCCGCCATGCTCGTTGCCGACCGCCACATGGGGCGCCCAGTCGCCCCACTGCTTGAAGAAGAACGGCACGCCATTATCGGCGCACTGATCGCGCAGAGATCTCGCCCAGTCTGGATGCATTGGCCGCGCGCGTGCGCCGCTCTCACCGCCGCAAATAACCCAGTCTGGCCACCAGTGCTTCGGCACGTTCGCTATTGGCCCGAGTAGCGGCTCGGCGCTCCAGAATCGCACGGCGGCTGGCACGGCGGCCAGGTCATTGGCGCGCTCGTGCATGCGCTGGTTGTCCTCGATCGACGCGCCGGCCCATACATTCGGCAGCGGCCATTGCAGTCGAGAAGGGTGCGATCGGTTAGGCTCATTGCGCAGGAACATGTCCGACGCGATGCCCCCAAGATGAGTCCATGCGTGCATCGTCGCAAACTTGGCATGATGGGCATGAAATGCCCGGTGGAAGCGCTCCGGGTCTGGCGCAGTATCCCTTACCAGCTGTGCGAGGTTCTCCATGATCCGGCGAACAGTTCCCCCATGCGCAAGATAATGCTGCATTCGATATGGCCGTTTGGTCAGCACCTGGAACGTGTGCTGTGGGCACATCGCCATCACCGCGAAAACGCGATCGATCACCGCCTCGGGGACATCGGGATGGAACAGGTCCGACATGCTGTTGACGAACCAGACCGTGGGCTTCTTGCGCTTCCAGGGTTCCAGCATGGCGTTTTCGTTCACGGCGATCTTGCCGGTCCAGACGAACCCGGCCTTCGTCTTCTGCGTCGTCCCCTGGTAATATTCGACGCCCATGGCCTCCAGCCGGCCGGCCATCTTCATCGCGTAGCAGTTGGTGCAGCCAGGGGATTCGAGCGAGCAGCCGACAATCGGATTCCAAGTGTGCTCAGTCCATTCGATCGAGGTGTCAGCCATGGGCCGCCTCCCCTTCCAATGCCGTCACCCGGCTGAGCAGGTAGCAACCGCTGACACCCTCCAGCCAGATGACGGCTGAATGGCCACATAGCAGCTCAGCCGGCCCGCGCGTCTTCGTCTGGACCGTACCGCCATCGTCGAGGCGCATGTTGACCGCCTGCCCGACCGGATAGCGCTCGTTCCAGTCATCGATCTTGCGCTGCTGCACCTTGGGATCGTTCAGTCTCGCCATTACAAGTCCTCCGCAAATTTCGCCACGTCGGGCCAATTCCACAGGCCCTGCGCGCCGCGCATCGGCTGGGGCGCATCCCACTTCTCGATCTCAAGCATGGGCCAGCCGTAGTTGGCGTGCTCACCGCGCTCGCTGTCGAAGCCCGGCAGGCCGGGCAATTCGCCCACCGCCTCGCGCGGGAACCCGAAGTCGTTGATCGCGATGTCGATGCCGTCGCGCGGCTCGCCGACGATCGCGGTACCGACGCCCGCCGACAGGGGCAGGCCATCCGGCTTCTTGAGGTGGTAGATCGGCATGAGCAGCTCCAGCGCCGCATCGACGTGCAGGCAGGTGGCCGCCGCGTTCGCGCCGCCCCATTTCAGGTTGTCGACGATCTGGCGGATCTCTTCAGCCACCATCGGCCGGGCCGACGCATGGATGACGATCCGCTGGCCGATGACGGACCGGTGCGCCTTCCACTTGCGGAACTCGAACGGCTTGGCGCCGACGACGATCAGGGAGGCCCACGGTTGCCAGAGGGTGAGCGCCTTCAT